CAACGGCAGTTCACCGTTTCCTTGATCGACGCTGTGAAAGCACCGGGGTGCATCATCAGATAGCCGCCAACAAGAAACGGATCCATGATCGGTCGCGCCTGACCATCAGCATGGGTGTGTGTAACACGGACCTTCTCATCCCGCTGCGACATCCACACCTTGTACCGGTAACCCTGCTTCCTAGCCACCGCCATCTGGCCCTCGTTCACACCAAAGACAACCGTGTTCGTCGCTACCAAACGAGCCCGCTGCTTGATCGCCTTGTCGAAGACCCCCCGGAGTTCGTCGGCAATGTCCTTAACCGACAGCCCCTTACCAGCGCCTTCCGTAATGGCCTTCTCAAGTTGGCGTCGGGTCGTCGCATTAACCTCAGGGAACATCGACAAACCAGCGAGGACCGCCATGGCGACCTCGTCCTCGTCCATGTCAAGTTCCTTCTTCGTCATCAAAGCGATGTCGTTCCCACCATCCATGATGGCGGCCATCAGGAACGTCTTAGCATCAGCGATGAGTTGCTTATCCCAAGTGGGGGTGTCGAAGATGTCGTTCACCCCGACCGCCACACCCTTGTTGACCTTCTCGCGGATCTTGCGGGAATCCCACTTCTCCAGAACAACACGACGCTGCCTCTGGAAGAAGGCCGTCATCTGCAACGACACGGAGTCAGCCAGACGCACCATTTGGTCGTCTCTGCGGGTCTTTATTTCATCAGCGGTTTTCTCGTCGACCCAAAGATCGCCGAACTGAAACCCCCACGGGGATTCAGGTAAAGGGGCCGACTCCTTATCCCCCTTAAACTCATCTTGACCATTGAGGGCCGCTGCTTCTGGAACCATCGCCGTCGGTTCACCGACCGGTGTCCGCTCCACTGTTGACGGCCCGGTGGTCGGCACAGCATCAGGTGAAGCCAACTGCGGTGGCTTGAAATCAGACGAGGGTGTTTCCCCCTCTGCGACTGCCTGACCGATAGGCATCAGGTTCGCTTGGACGTACAGCAGGTCAGCGCCAACGGGGTCGCGGCCGATCTTCGACCGGTATTCGTCAATGGAGATAGCCCCGAACTTGAGTTCCTCCAAATGGAACAGGGCACGCTCCCGCTCGTCACGAGAGAGGATCGCCACATCATCAAGGTTGAACTTGACTGTCAGTTCCTCAGACCCGTCAAGCCTGTCGAACGCTCGTTCGATCAGCATGAGGTGGGGGAGCATCGTCTCACGCCAGAACACTTCGAGTTCCGTGTCGGCATTAGCGAACGTGCGGTCAGAAGCATTACCGATGACTGACTCGGGGACACCGAACGCCATCAGGATTTCCTCTTTGGCGAGTTGCTTCGTCTCCGTGTACTGGGCGTCACGCTGAGCCATCGACGTGTCAATCCACTTGGCCTGCTCAGCCTCCATGATCGTCATGCGGCCAGCGCCACCAAGGGCGGATCCTGTGTTCCCGAGGAACCTACGGCGGATCTCTTCAGCAGAGTCGTCGTCCAACTCGCCCGTGACCATGAGGATGCCACCGGGGCGGCCATCGTTGACCATGAAGTTACGGTTGTAGATACGCGAGTAGTAGTCGATCTCAATCGCTAGCCCACAGGACTCCAGAGGCGACTGCCCTCGGTAAGGGTCAGTGGGATGCGGGATGCGAACCCACACGACGTTGTCGGGGTCAACGATCCGTTCCTTGGTGTTCGGGACCTGAATCGAATACCCGGAAACAAACTTCTTGGGGTCAGGGATCGGGTACGTCCACTGCGGCGGCAACAGATACAGACCGATGACGTTATCCAACCGGTCCTTGACGATCTCAATGAACGCCCCACGTTTCGACAGGAGGACCTGTGAAGAAAGTTGGAACCGGAAGTTGTATGCGTCGTGGTGCGGATTTGCCTTCCTGTTCAGGACAGGCAATAGGGGGTTGTCGACCGACTCGTTGGCCTCGTTGCGGATTTCGATCGGGAGGCGTGCAGCATTCGATGCAATGGCGAAGATGCTTTTGAACACCCAAGTGACACGGTCGTTGCCTTCCGCAACGGCACGGTTCACATCCCAGTCGTCCTTATACGGCTTCTTCTTGTCTATGGGGTTTACAGCGCCCATTTGCTCGTTGTAGTAGAAGGCCTTTCCTTCCCCGCCACCGTCGCGTGCCCACCCAGAACGATCGTGACCAGTGAACCTCAACCCGTCAAGAAATCCCATTTCAGCCCTCGTAACCCATCAAGAACGCGACTAGGAGAAACATCCCGCCAGTCACGCCCAGCCCTGCGGTTACACCCACGCTGAAGCCACACATGGATACAGCAGCGCCACCGGAGACAAGGGTCGTCGTGGAGATGCGTTCCTTGAGATTCAGAGAGCCCAAAAAGAACGCTCCTGTTGCTCCTACCACACTTATACCTGCCCAGATGATCAGTGACGGGATGTCTGCCATTTCGTTCAGCCTACGTCGCCGAACAGGTCTGTCGTGATAGGACCAGCCGACCTCTCCGGGTCAAACCGAAAGACGGTCTGTTGCCCTTCTACGCAAACGTAGGTGTCCCGACCCATGTTCATCTTTAAGGCATCGGGGAGAGGGAGGGAGACTCTGAGGCGTTCCCCATCCAACGGGCCGTCTTCGAACTTGATGTCGCACGCCTTGTCAGGCTTCTTCTTCGCCATTTGACTAAATCCTCATAGATGGAAAGATGTGGCTAACCCCATTGGCCCAGCATGGGAGGTGACGCATCAGCGGGCGCCCTCAGGATCCGTCTTGGGGGCGTTTCGCTTTCGGTTTCTCCTCTGCTCGTTCCAGCGGTGGCGTACCCGCTCCCGTGATGTGTACCCACCCCAGATACCGAAATCGACCGGTGTCTCAATGGCGTAGTCCAGACAGTTCTTCCAAACCGGGCATTTGTGGCAGATGGCCTTCGCTTCGGCGACCCGTGTCCGTTCTACCCGTTCGTCGAAGAAGAACAGGTCAGTCGGGTGGTCCTGACAGGCAGCCTTGGCCATCCAGCCGGTGTCGACGTCTTTGTCGGATCGCATGACGACCCGACCCCATTCGACCCTACGCGTCATACTTTCGCAAGATCATCGGCGTGCTCTCACCCGCCCACATGCCGAACGTATTAAAGGACAGGTACTCAACCGCTTCGTCAAGGTCCAACTCGCCCCGGGCCATCATGTTCGCGACCATCAGGTCCTCGTCGTACACAATGACAGCGTCCATGCCCATGCGGGTTGCGTACCCGACGATGCAATCATCAAAGTCATCAAAGATGACGGCCTCAGGGTTTAGTTCCCCAAGGTCGTCCCACCACTCGCCTTCACGGTCTGTTTCCATAGCCAACACTGTACCGGGTGGCACCCTCCTAAAGGACCACCCAGTCCTTTGGGAAACTCGTTGTATGGACACGACAGAGCACTGGGAAGCGAGAGAAGCGATGATCGATCAGATCTCCGCTGCGCTTTCCTATGCAGAAGATCAACTCGAAGACCTCCGCAGTCTGATCACCGACGAAATCGAACTGGTACCGGCACTCAGTGCCTAGTGACAGTGACGGTGACATTCTCGCCGAGGCTCTTCTAAATATCCAAGGCGCCATTGAAAAGGCGTCTGACAAACTCGCGGGCCGAGTCAAAGACAAGGTCAATTCAACACTAAGCATCTTCGACAAGGCCAAAGACAACATTGCGTGGGTCCTCGGCCTCCCCGCTGCTTTCGCAGGATCATTCGGATTCCTGTGGGATTCGAGCGGCGACGAAGCCGCCCTTACTTACCAAGTCGCACAACTTGAGGAAGCAGTCGCTGAACTCAAGTCCGAGAACGATCTTCTCGGTGGCGGCGTCAAAAACTTCTCCCTTGACATGAGCGGTGCGCCCGGAGGATCGATGACAGTCATCCTCGGGGGGATCGCGCTTGCCGTATTCATCGGCACGCTGATCTGGTACCAGTCAAGGCGGCGTTCACGGCGGTAGCACACCATGAAGCGGTTCCTTGCTGCCGCCCTATCCGCGATCGTTCTGGCCGCAGGCTGCTCAAGTGGTGAGCCTGCCCCCCCGACAGACACGCTGTTCCCGGCGACGTCCACCACCACTCAGGTGGTCGAACCGGTAGTTACAACTACGACGGCTACACCGTCGGGCAAAGAGACTGCGCCAGCAGAAGAGATTGCGTTAGCCGACCATTCGCTGACGTTCCGGCCAGCATCAGATTCGTTCGCTTTCGAGAACTTCGGAGGGGGCACCGCGCCAGCCGATCTCACGGTGAACATGGCGCGTCGTCTTTACGGCGACGAGCAGACCTGCTCCACGGTGGTGGACAACAAATGCACCCCTTACCCGGTGATCCTCCAGTTGATCTCGCAGGCGAACCGGTCGATGCAGGGTGGATTGTG